GTGTCTTATCGCTCTCAAAAAACCTACCCCCTTTTGATAAATTACATTGCTTACACAATGATTGTAAATTATCTAATGAATCAACAGCTTCTTCAGACATCAATCGTCTTGGAATTATATGATCAACATGAGTAGCTAATGATCCACATCTTTGACAGGTGTGTTGATCTCTGTTGAGTACCATCATTCTTAACTTGCGCCATTGAGATGTAGATCCCTTGTCTGTTAGTGCTGATCTTCTCAATGCCAGCCCTTATCTTTGAAGTGTTGCCATGCAATGCAAGGCTCACCATATCTATGACCTATGTAGTCTAATCCCCATTGTACTTGTTCATAGCCATTAAGTGTTGCTAGATACTCTGATTTTCCTTGAGGTATTCCATTATGAGAACCATTTGTAGCTTCTGGTCTCCAATTACTTTCTTTTGTATATAACTTATCTAAACAATCAAATTGTTCATAATTAAAATCTAATAGATATAACGCATATTCTTTGTAACTTATATATTGTTTAGTGCTAGTAGAGCCTGCATTTGGCATAAAGCATAGAACTATCCCAATACCTGCAAGCACCCCCCGCGCTATCCGCTTTGGCGGCGCGGGTTGAGCCTTTGAGAGGCTCTGCCCTGTCAGGGTACCATCGATGTCAAATTCATTTATATAAGTGCTGGTCAGAGCGGTGTTTCGCATTGGATTAACTCCTTTGTTACTCCCTGTGGATAACTTCTGTGGATAACTATTTCTCTGTTGAATAGAACCCTTTACCTTTGAAATGTACGGCCGTGGCACTAAAACCCTTAATCATTGGAGCATTGCATAACTGGCACGGCACTACTGGTCGATCGTTGAATCCATGATTGATTTCTTGAGATAGATTGCAGGTTGTGCATCTGTAGTCGTAGGTTGGCAAGTTAAGCATCTCCTGATCATATATGACCCACATCCAGAGCATCGGTCTATGTCTGCCTCTGTAGGTTGATTGTCTAAGTGACCGTATTTTAATATGAGTAGTGGCAATAGATCCTCAAAACGGATGATGCAGGCATAGTCCTCTACATTTTCACCTTGTCCATTGAGTCTCATGACAGCAAATCCTAATTCCCCCGAAATGGATGTGCGAGCCTTGAGCTGTTTCATGTATGCAAGTGGTTGAAATCCAGCGCGGGCTTTCACTTCAACATCAAACGGTACATTGATACAGTCCTTGCCACTACCCCTTCCCACACATGCGCCTGCCCATTGAGTCGATAGGTACTCAGCTACAACACGCTCTGTCCGGAAACCTCTGTGCTTTCTTGCTTGACTAGCCATTAACAGCTTTACATTTAGCACATTGCCATGTAACTATTCCATTGACTGAATCTGATGATATATCTGCTAATTCTCTAATTTGAACTGGTTCGTTGCACAATTGACAAGCAATGAATGCCGACATGAGGTCAAGCCACTCACCATTAATCTTGATCCCAACATTACCCATTTAGATTCTCGCTTTCTGTGGTTGCCATTTACCTGCACTATTTATTTCATACCATATCGCTGGACATTTTCCTTCATAACCTGCATGGCCTAGAGCTGTGCATTGATATGCTGCCCAGTCTTTACCTGTTTTCGTGCTGTGCCCAGTTTTCCATACCATTGATCCATGCTTACATTGTGGTATTTCTGCAGCTTCTTCTGTTCCCATAACTGCTGCAATGTTTTCCATTGCTTTTTCAAGCGTAACCGGAGCATCTACAACCTTCATGTATTCATTAACTGGAGTAGTCCAATAATCCTGCTCTGATACGACATCTTGTACCGCTGGCTTAACTGGCTTTTGTGCTACTACCTTGCTCATTTCTTCGCGGCTAGGTCTCTTTCCTTTAGGAGCATAACCTGCATTTGCAAGCGCTCTGCCGATCGCCGAAGTCTCACAATTCTCCAATGCTGAAGTCTGATTGACACCTCGACTAGAAACTGTCTCCTCAGCGTATCCGGTGGACCAAGCAACGCTATCGCTAGTATCTTTGTATAAGTATGCTTTAACAATGTATCGAGAAGCCTCGACAACTTCCAATTCAGTTGCAATGCGAAACGAAGGGTAATCCTTAATAAACTTTTCAAGTCGAACCTCCACTGGTTCATAGTCGGCTAAATTAAACATAGAGCTCATTCTCCTCTGTTGCTAGTTGTCCACCCAATGCCGCATAAGATGCCATATCCACCCATGTATCTAAAAGTTGGGCTGACTCGTTAGTTCTGGCAAGTTTGACAAGGACCATGATTCCTGCGACTTGGTAGTCATGTATTGGTGTTTGTAAGTATGCGCTGATAAGCATTGCAGTGTGTTGCAAGTTATGCGCAGGATGACCGTATGTAAGACCACGCTGGCTAATAGTGTCGGTTGCTGATTGTAAGATTTCATTTGCTTTCATTCTTCCCAAAATTCCTGTCGATTGACGGATCGACCTCTGTGCCATCCTTCACGAATTCCTCGTTCATGTCCAGTTCTATAAGCATCAATCGCAATAAGTGTCATTGAGAATATAAGCCCCACAAAACATAGAGCTAGTGCTTTTTCTTGTATTGTCATATTGCTCCCTTTCCAGCAAAATCTTTGCTGTTGGGATTAGTGTGACATTAATAGCAGACTTATTTGGGATATTTTGATAACGAAACGATAACGATTATCGAGGTCTACCGTAAGACTTTCCAGCAACAATGAATGTGCCATCCTTTTCAATGTTGATTAAATCTACTTGCACCTTCGATCCATGCACATACATGATGGCGAACGCTTGCTGCCAGTTCGCTACGCCTTTTGTGTAAGCGGCTTGCTTAAAGTCCATGAGATTGCCTACCTCCACACCATGCAGGACACGCCCTATGCGGCCTCCAGAGGCCTCTGAGAAGGCCGATCTGCCTGCTCTATGAGTATGCCCAGAGATGACATTCTTACCGTGCCTACGAGCTGCTTCCAGGGCTGATAAACCGCCTTGTGGCTTGATTGGCGTGTGATCTCCATGTACTGCGATCCAGTTAGGAGCAACAGGCATAGGGTTCTTGTGGAAGGTAATACCTAGTTCATCAAACTTCATAAATTTCTCGAAGCGAAGTTCCGGCAACGCACCGAAGGCTGGCACTTTAGCCATAATAATGTTATATAAACGATCTGTGTGATTACTGCGAATGCAATCTGTAACGCCTAAATCCCAGAGAAGCTGCACTGCCTCGTTGCGATCATCATCTAGGGTCTGGGCATAACTGCCCATACGACCTTCTTCCCACTTGCTTATCTGTGGTAGGTCAATCTCATCGCCTATTGTAACTACCTGGTCTGGCTTAAACTTTGTTATGAAACTTGCAAGGTTATGGGTTGCAACCCTGTCATGGTACGGAACTTGTAAGTCCGATACAACAACGATTCGCTTAATCGTCATCCTCATCATCTTCGTAATTACCAATTTTTTCAGCCTCGACAGGCTCTGGCAAAATCCAACGAGGATAAGCCATCGGTTCAACGATGATTGCTAAAGATAGTTCAACATCAAAGCCTGCCCTGCGTAAAGCTCTATACATTTCCTGCAAGCCAATAGCCCAAACATCAAGAGCGCTATAGGTATCTAAATCTATAACCTTTTTCTTTGCCATGTGAGAATTGTTACCTCTCTAGGAGTCGAATGATTGTATCGACACGCACTTCTAACCGATCTACTTGGTCTTTAATACTCGACCCACCATTATTTTTTAGTTCGCTTAGGTAATGCTTTACTAACCATTTGACTGAGCCAATAAATGAACCAATAACGGTCGTGGCAGCAACAGCAAGAGCCGCCGTGTCCATAGCAGTCATTACCTTTTAGGTGTGGCATATCCAAATACGCCTGCAAGTAGAGCCCAGAGCACTGAGCGATAGTCAGCTGCAAAGTTTGATGCAGCCCAAGCTGAAAGAAATGCTCCAGCAGTTAGTACATAAGGGTTCTTCATATTCATACTTTTCCTCCTAATAGTGGGATTTGAAAAAATGACGAATCTTCATCCGCGCTCTTTGCAAAAGAGACATGGATGTGGTGATTGTGGGCATTGATGCCTGAGTATTTGACCCATTGCCAAAGTGATTTGCGTGAGCAGATTTTGCCCATATGGATAACATAAGTGATTCGTCCATGTGCTTTTGCATAGGTTCGAATTTGGTCTGCCAAATAAATCGAGGTTTCTTTTCGTTTGTCAAGGTTAGCGTCAATGTCGATGGCACGAACCCATCCTGTAGTTGGCTCAGGATTATGATCAGAAATAGTTGCACTATGCCTTGCATCCCCAATCCATCCGTCACTTGTACGGTCACGGTCGGGGAATGAATCATCACATTGCTCGCGTAACTGAATAGCGGCTTTACTCAGTCGCGGTTTCATCAACTGACCAGTCAAGATTTAATTCATCCCACTTATAGATTTTTCCATCAGAAGGATATTTTTTAGGTGCGTTCCACACAAAATCTTTATTTAATTTCCATGACGCATATGGAGCTGCATCTATAAATCTGTCAGCTTTTTCATCATACGAATCGCCAATTCCAGCGAATTTGCCTCGAATTGTTCCATTATATGAAGTTTTGACCCATGTGCCACCAAAGGTATCTAATAACCATTGTTCACCTTCATCACCGTCATTTGTTGTAACAATAACCTGAGTCACAATGTTTTCATCATTAAGTTGCGCCCAATGAGCCATTATTGCCACCATCCCAATCTAATAAAGCCTGATCCACCATTGCCACCGGCATGAGCCACTGATCCGCTATCACCAGCACCACCACCGCCGCCACCCTTATTAGCAGTACCTGCGACTCCAACGGCATCTTGGCCACCAGCTCCGCCACCTGATGAACCACGAGAAGGAGTTACACCAGCACCACCACCGCCGCCACCACCACATAAACCATTGATTCCAACACCGCCGCCAGTAATGAAGGCTGGATAACCAGGAACACCATTCCAGGGGCCTGAACCTGCTCCGCCCACAGTTCCATCTCCACCACATTGAGTATAGTTTCCACCTATTGCTGACTGACCCATTCCACCACCTGATCCACCAAGTTTATTGGTAGCTCCAACGGCTGATCCACCACCACAAGCACCACTTGCACCTGCAGAATTAGCTGATCCACCACCGCCGCCGCCACCAACGGCTGTAATTGTTGTCAGAGTTGAAATAAATGCAGATGAAGTACCTGTTGTGCCAACAGTTCCGGAAGTTGTACCTGCAGCACCACCACCGCCAATTGTAATGGTTACCGATTCGCCTGGTGTGCAAGATGCCCAACGATCAAAGTAAGCACCACCACCGCCGCCACCACATACGCCAGCAGAGGCAGTCATTCCACCGCCGCCACCCCCACCGCCTGCGATTTGCACTTGAACACCATAAACACCTGCCGGAACTGTCCAAGTTGTTGATGCAGTAAATTCCTGAATTTTCCAAACTCTTGCCTGTGGATAAACATTTGCTGCCATTATGAAATCTCCGTTCCAAATGCTGAAAATGAGATATTGGCTGTTGAAGCATAAACACGCAGTTTATCCGTAGTTGCCATTGTTACGCCAAGTGTCAATGTAATAAAACCTGATCCAGGAATTGTTGCATCATAAACTAGGTAATCTTTTGTGGCCAAAGTCGCACCAGCAAGTGATTGTGAGATTCTGAATGTGGCATCGGTAGCTGCTCGATTGGCAATTGTTATTGTCGAAACAATAGCTGATGTTGAAGCTGGTACGGTATAAAGGTCCGTTGATGTGGTTGCAGCAGGAGCCGCCTGACCAAGTGTTTTATAGGTTGTTGCCATGATTATGCTCCCATGAGTAGGAATGGATGAATTAGAGCTAGGACTTTAAGATCAATGGTATAAACGGTCGAATCAATAGCATTACCAAGTGTTCGCATTGCAAGAGCACCATTTTTAACGTAAGCCGTATCATCTGGCTCTGTCCATGCATAATTTGGGCTAGTTGCCACAATATCTCCTAATCGTCATATGTGCTCCATTGTACCGTAGAACCGACCGCTGACCATATAAGCGTGGCTGAAACATCCTGCCATCTTGTAGGGGTCATGGAGTAGGTATAGTCAGTCGTAGCCAGATTCATGACCATCTGGTATTGATTGATGGAGAATGAATAACCCTCTACGAAACCTCGATAAACAGTATTCTTAATAGCCATTGGAAGGCTAGAAATTTGAATTGGGAATCCCATGCTCATTGATATGAATTTGTCTCGATTGGCATCGCTGACATTTGATGAATCGATTGGGATTGTAAAGTTTGAAAGGGAGGTGCGGGGATAAGCTCTAAGGACTAAATACCTATCAGCTTGGATTTGAGCATCTGCAAGATTGTAAAGATCCGTTGAAACCGAGCCAGCAACCTTACCGTAAGTCGTTTGAGAAGTCGTATCGTCAGCAGTGGCGCTTCCAGCGCGATAAGTCACAATAATTGAGTTCATGATATCGGCTAAAGTCTTTTGACTAGCCACTGAACCCCAGAGAATATAATTATTTGGAATGGTCGTATATCCGTTTGATTGGACATAATTGAATCGATGAGACTCATTGGCAAAACCAACCGTGCCAGTCGAGGTTTCATAGATATAACCATCTGCCTGTTGAGCGTAATCCGCTGCTAGTGAATAAGCATCTGCAACAGCGGCATCCCTTATCTTAAATTCATAAATAGATGGAGAATCAACAGTATCGATAGTGACTCCAGCATCGGTAAATATGCGAGTCATGCGGGCAGTATCCATCTCCTTAGCCCAAGAAGTGTCACCAATAAGTTTTCTAGACATTTGAGCAAATGGACCTACAGCCGTGATGGTCTGAGTAGCCAGAGAACCAATAGATCCAGAAGCTGCTAATTGATTATCAACCGAGGTAATTTTGCCAGTAAAAATAGTCACATCAGTTCCAGCAGAATTTTTGACTTTGACTGAGACGGATTGATTCATATCAAAACCATAATCAGTATTGGTTGAATTCAAGATGGTCATTGTTGCGTAACTAGCGCGAGCCTGTTCCCATACTGAGGAACGGCCATAACTTATTTGAACATCATGGAGCGTAATTGATTTACGATTAGTCCCATTGATTGTGACGGTTGGTTGTGGAGTCCAGGGCATTAAGCACCTACAAGAGTCGAGACACCAATACGGTTGAAACTGCCATTGAGTGTTGCTTCACGATTAAGAATCTGAGCAATTTGGCGAGCGGTTGAAATTGGGTCTAGTGCGCCATTGACTGTTATGTTGATAGTGCTACCACCACCAAGTGAGCCATTAGGAATGATTGAACCGCTACCAGAAGGCGTAAAGAGCTCTGGGCCTTGTTCTCCTACCAAATAGGTAGTTCCGCCCATTACAGGGCCTCCTACGGCCTTTCCTCCACCGAATACACCGCTTACGAAATTGCCAATACCTTTGCCAACGCTGATAAGAGTTTGGAAGGCGCGTATAAGTGCGCCAACTGCATCAACCACAATGCCGATTGCAATGCCAATTCCTTCAATAGTTGCCTTAAAAACACCACCCAGAAATGGAGCAACATATTTAGTCAAGAAATCAGCAAGAGCTTTGAATTCTTCTTTGTTATCAGATACAGCAGATTTAATCTTATCAAAGGCAAATTTGATTCCTTCAAAGATTGGGATGAATATGGCCTTAGCTGCTGTAACGAAATTTGATATTGCAGCTGAGATACCTTCTGTTCCACCAATTCCATCAATAAATGACTGAACAGCAGGAACTACAGTATTGACGATTGTGTCAATCATTGGTGTTATTGCATCAAGGATGAAACCGCCGATTGTTTCCTTACCCTCAGCAAAGGCTATTTTAAGACGATCCATCTTTCCTGCAAAGGTATCAGCTTGCAGACTTGCTTGATTCTGAAAAGTAGCAGATAGTGCAGAAGTTGCTGCATCAAAGTTTTTAGATTTAATGATGTTTTCATCAATACCACCACCCAATTTCTTGAGTGCTGTAAAATTGCCATCATGAGCTTTGGCAAGGGCTTCAGAAACTGCCTGTAAATCTTTACCAGTACCAGCAGCTATATTAAGAGCTAGAGTCTGGAGTTCCTGGGCTTCTTTTACATCCTTTGTGCTACGAACTAAACGATCTAAAGATGGACGAAGTTTGTCATCTGTTACACCATAAGCCAATTCAGTTTTAAGGATGTAATCCTCAACTGATTTAACCTGAGCATCGCTGGCATTGGTCGTATTACGCAAAGAGGTTGCAAGGCGCAACTGAGCGGCCTCATCCTCGATTGCAGCTTTAACTCCATCAATGGCTAATTTGCCAGCGTATGCAGCTGCAGCGACTCCTGCTGCTAAAAATGCAGCTCCTGCTATCTTGCCAAATTTACTTAAATGGTCTCCGAAACCTGAGACTTCATCTGTACCCTTTTTTAGACTATCACTTAAATCTTTAACCTCACCGAGGATGGCTAACTTGAGCGTTCTGGAATCAGATGCCATTAGTTAAACTCCTTCAAGATTTGAGAAAAGGCATTTTGCCATTCGCTAATTATATGAGGTTGTGCAGCTCTTAAACTTGGATAAATGAAATATCCTGCATTACCTCTACCTAATGATGGTGTGCGTTTTGGGAACTGATGAAATCTATTGGATCCAAATTCCATACCAGGCCACAGACTTCTGGTTGTCGCGCCACCTGAGAATTTTTGACTTGCAAAACCTAGAGAGATTTCACCGACTTTAGAAGTCTTTGATACTTTGCCATTATCAGCAATACGAGTAGCAACCTTAGTTGCAACAGTGCGAGTGCCAGCAGCAGCTTTAATCTTTCCCAAAGCGTAATCAGCAAGAGCACCTGAGACCTTGCGAGCCTCATCAATGGCAGTTTCATCCATTGCTTTGAAGGCTTTGATTACAGCGCGGATTTCACCACGATTGTAAGCATCAACCTCTTGCTGATTCATTCCGCTCCTCTAAGATTTCGATGGCCGTCAAAATATCTTCTGCGCTTTCCCATTCTTTCATTGGAATGTGAGTCGCTATGGCTAACTCGACTAGGAGTCTGCTGATACTTCCTCGGCTATGGCTTTTGGGTTATCATCCCCGACATTGATGTCAGTAATGCTTTCCATCCAAATCTCTAAAGATTTGACTGGCTTTCCAGCTGCCTCTCGTTTCATCGCGCTATGAGCTACGAATAAAATATCCCACATGCCATTGAATTCTGCGATTGGCTTTTTTGTAGCCATTTCCCATTTTGCAAAGTCTGGAGGATATGCCACATAAGTAGCACTTTCGCCTGATTGAAACTCGATCGTTATTGACTTTTTCATATGCTCCCGTTTCTATGAATTAACTGATTGTTAGTGTTGGCTTTGCTGTACCTTGCAGTACGAAAGTAACTGTCTGAGCATCTTTACCAGTTCCGCCTGCATCTGGGAAAGATGGATAAACAGATCCTGTAAATACTGCTCCAGTTGCTGCTGTAAATGTGTATGAAAAAGAAGTATTTGGAGCAGTTGAAGCTGCTGTCCACATTGCTTCACATACAGATGTTGGTGAATTAGCACCCCAGTCTGCCAATAAAGTGACTGTGATTTCAGCCTTTGTATCCATAGCAAAGAAAACCTTGCCATCGATTGTTTCGTAAGCATTACGCTCTAGGTCTGTCTTTAGAACTACGCTAGTCGCTTGAGCATCGTATGACTTAGAATCGATGGTCAAGCTGAGGTCGCGCCCTGTGATTACTGTTGTTGCCATTTGGGTTCCCCTTAACTTGTCTGCGTGAAGTGTGTACTCACGCCGATGTCTGCGACTAGCAAATTACTAGCCCCTACTTGTGTAACTGTTGGTCTTTGTACCGTTATCACTTCATATCCATTTGGAATTGCTGTGACAACACTTGTAATTAATTGCTCGAGATTATCGAGTGAGGCTGGATTGCTGTTGTAAGCAACGCAGCATGAGATTGTAAAATTTATCTTTGCTCGAAAAACGCCTGTTCCAATTGTATCAAATTCCATATATGGAGAATCTGGTACAACGACTACTGCTGGAACTGGCACCGATTCTGGTACATAACTAAAAACATTGGCAGCAACTCCGGAAAGTGCTGTTGCCAACGGATCTCGTACCTGAGAGAGAATTGTCATCCGATCATCGTCTCTACATCAAGATACGGACCTAACAGTCCTGAACAACGATTGAATAAAGATCGGCCCATACGAAAGGGAGTAGGGCTGAAATCAACACCTTCAATTTGTCCTCCAGGAGCTGTGCGAGATTGAAATACCTCAACTGAAACGACAATAATTGCTGACTCAACAGGAGAAACGCCAACGTATGTCGAAGCATCTGAAAGAGTGGCTGTTCCTGATGGTATGATTGCATTCATTTCAACGTCAGAACCTGTACTTGCATAAGAAAAAGAATAATCATCTGGAACTGTTGTCACTGTCTTTGTTCCATTGAACCCAGCATGACCGATTGCAACTACAACGCTAGATCCAACAATAAAATTGTGCTTTTGAAGCGTATAAAGTGTTGCTACATTTGATACTCGTTTATGATAATTAACTGAACTTTCATATTTGACCAAAAGCGGCAAAATGACTCCCTCTGCTGTATCAATGATGTCATTGAGATAAGAATCGCTGTAAAGAGAGGACGAAACACCAAGCACACTTCGAAGCTCTGTGGCTGTGATGATAGTTGGCATTTCATTCCTCTCAATACGACTGGGGGAGCGATCGGGAGCAACCGCCCCCCCATGATTAGTTTTTAGTTATTACGTTAGGTTGAAGCGGCGAATTCCTGCGCCGACCTTTGT